TGAAGCTGATCAAGCCAGCGCTGGGCTTCCACCTTGCGGGTGAAGCTCTTCTTTCGCTCCGCACCGCTAGGTTCCTGCCAGCGGGCGATCCAGTGACCGTTGCGCGTATCCCTAGCGATGTGTGCCATAGGGCTCCTCCCGAGACTTCAGCCATTCTGTCACCGCCTCAGCTCTGTACCGCAAATGCTTTCCGAGCCGGACGGCTGGCGGGCCGACGTCCTGCTGCCGCCACTTATAGAGGGTGGCAACGGGGATATTTAGGTACTGGGAGAGCGTCGCAACTGTCCAGAGCTTTTCGTCCCCGACTGTTTGTTGATTACCAGGTTGGACCATACATGCCTCCTGCCCCAAGGCTGAAGTCATGTATACTGAGTCATGAACTCCCAAGCGCAATTTGGGGGTTTTAATTGTCCGCTCATTATACCGAAATATGGTGGAATTTGAAGTAATGCCCATTGCGATACATGAGGGCGATCGCCAACACTCCAGTTCATATGGAGCGGGCTAATTGATTTTGGGGGACCGAGTAGACTACATCTATCGGTAGCGGCCCCTAAGACACGGCAGGGGTACAGTATGCTGGCCCCACAGCTATACCGGGAGCCGCTGCCGTCATGTCAGGTGTTGTTCGAGAACCTTGCGATCCAAAACTCATAATCCAACCTAGCGATCTCATTGCGGTGCTGCTCTGCCAGCGTCAGACGTTCCGGATAGTCCCGCTCGAGGATTCTTACCCAATCAACCGGGTGCAATCCATACCAACGGTGATGTCCGGCACAAAGTATCAAATTGTTGAACGGCTCGTACCTCAGCCGCAGATTAGCTCTCCCAATGATGTGACACCACTGAAGCGAACCGCCACAAGTGATCCCGTCACGGCCGGCCAGCTCACAGTATGGGGTCAACGCCCTGTAGTACCGGCTGGCTAGGATGTCGCATTTATTCCGAAGGGCAGTTTTGGATACTTTCTTCTTCGGCTTTGGTATCACAGCCCAGAGCCGCGAACCAGGGCGATTACGACCTGTACGATGAACAGCGCCAGACCAAGCCAGAACAGGATTTGTCCGACCGTAACCAGCACAGAACCCACTGCGGCCAGCACCGGCACGAAAGCCGCCAGCAAGGCACCGACGACAAAATTATCCCAGTTCCAGCGACTCCTAAGCCTGAGCGATAGTTTGTAAAGTCCATTCGATTAATTCCTACTTAGTTGCTCTCACTATAAAACCCGCCGAGGTTAAAACCAAGGCGGGTGGGTGCTGCACTAGTATTTTATAGATTTGAAGAGTTTTTATAAAGTTTATGCCCCGAACTTTATAGTCCGGGGCATTTTGTTAACTCGCCGGCAGTAGCGGCGGGTCAAATGATTTGTTGAGGCAGCGGCGGGTTAACTCGTTGTTTACCAACGCCATTTCCCTCTCAGCCTGGTCAAGATTCCGGCCGATGTATTCACCGAGCCGAAACAGCTCATCTTTCGACAGGTCTTCAAGCCGGATCGGACAGCCGTTGATCCGGTGGACGCTCATGACTTCGACAGGTAGGCGAACGTCTTGTCAGCCTGCGACTTGGCCTTGCCGAATAGACAGGTAAGGGTGCGCTTTTCCTCGATGGACGGCCCGCCTTGGTGGAAGCGGGTCTGCCACTCATGCCATTCGGTAACAGCATTGAACGCGCCGTACTTGGTCTGGCGGATGTCATCTCCGATGGTGGGGGAAGACTCAAGTAGGCCCAGCATCCCGTATTGCTCCTTGGAGAACGGGGCACGCTCCCCTGCCGGCTTTGGAAACAAGTCCCGAACCAGCCTCTCAAAGTCCCGGCGGGTGTACTCCTCGTCCAACAGGGCATCCATCTCACGCTGGAACGACTCGACGTACAGCCATGTCAGATTCAATGTCCGACGTGCCTCAGAGATCGAGCTGGTGGCTCCCTGGGTATGTTTCGTCGCCCAGGACTGCACGGCGGTCTTGAATGATGCGTTGAGGGTGTTCATACAGACGACCCGAATGGGTGTCGCGTGTACCCCGAACCGAAGACTGCCGTCATGTGAGTTGACGAACACTAAATACATATCGACCGCGTCTACGCCGCCGATAAGTATTTGCGTCGAGACCTTGCACGTCAGGACGTTCACACGACCCTCGGACAAACTCAGGCCGCTCTCGAAAAGGATGGGAGGCGGGCCATCGCTCGCCTTGAACTCATCGACATCCAAGAGCGCGAGGGCGAAGTCGATGAGCTGGTAGGGCTGGATGGGCGTGTAGCCCTGGCCCATGATCGACAGGAGTGAGTTGTCCGTGAGCCTGACGATCCCCTTTTTGTCGGGGGCTTCGACCTTGGTCCCGTCCGGCAACTCGACCGTTACGGGGAACTCCCCAACCGTCCAGTCAAGACCGGCCTCAGCAAGCACCTGCTCGCGGCTTTCAGGGTAGCCGCTCAAAATATTTCCGAGCCCATGCCAGGGCACGACTCGGTTTGACGAGAACATCGTCTCGACTTCATGTCCCATGATGTTGCTTCTCTGTAAAGGGACTAATGGACATCCCATTTATGAACCGAAAGGCCAAGCATTACAAGTCGTTTAAACGCGCGTAATCACCATAAAACTGGATAGCAGCCACGTTGTATGCCCGCCCAGCAGCTTCGGGCGACGTGTACAGTCCCAGATATATCTTCCTGGTTCTGACTCCAGCTTTCGCGTTGCCACCAATCCCCAAGTAAGCCTCCCACTTTCCGGCTTTCTTGTGATACGAAACTCCTCTCAGGCCCCACTGGTTTCGACTCGATGCGCCCATATTCCAGTTGTTCTGCGACCCGGTAACTACGCGCAAATTCGAGCGTCGATTATCCAAACGGTCACCGTTGATGTGATCCGCAAAGTATCCAGCGGGCACGTTAATAACCAGCTTGTGCATCAACGACATCCTGCCATCTCCTGTCACGTACCCGGTTGCATATGTTGAGGTCGGTCCCCAGAACCAGCGGAACCTGCTTAGATATTCATAATCCTCGTCATCAACTAGAGCATATTTGCCCTGTCCACGCTGGCCCGAAAGTGCTATTTTCTTCATATGGCCCCGCCTCCGACGCGGGGTCTTAATTGTATTGCTGCTATTTTCCGATAATTCCGCTTAACCAGTCAGGGTTGAATGCCGTCCGTTTTACGTCCAGACGGCACGACGACTAATCCTTCCCAGGCTCGAAAAACCCGCCGCGGGAAATCCACTCCCGCAGTTCCGTTGCTTTTTGGATGATCTCTGCAAGCAACGCTTCCGCTTCCTTTCGGTTGCGCGACTCAGACAATCGGTAGCCAAGTTCGACCAGCTCGTCCAGGGTTTTGTCTGGGTCCATTTCTACGCCGCCTCGTTGGTGGACGACTCGTGATCCGCGATCTCTAATGCAAGCGCGGTCTGATAAGCAGCCGCCGTCGCCAAGAGGTCGGAGGCTTTATCAAGACCCAGGCGTTCTGAGTCCTTCTTTTGATCGAGCCAGTGGACTTCGCAGGCTAGACGGCGAACCGCAGCCGCCAACTCCGCACGGCTAGGATTGGGCATTGGGCGCTCCTTTGTGAAGGTCCGCGGTATTTCCGCTGCCCTCACTTATGCGCCGATAAGCTCAAAAAGAAAACCCCCAGCTCGTCGCTGGGGGCTATTCGTAAACCTGCACTTCACAACAGGTTATGTGTGACGAAACTTGGGAGTTCGCTCTTCCAATATGCCAAAAACCACCCAGGAGGGTGGGCGGTTGTTAGTCCGGCGGGGGCACGGAAATGACCTGTATGGTCAGTTTGATATTAGTCTTGCTGGTTTCGTCCGACAAGTCCGACCAGGCGGTATAGCAGAACTACGAAGAAAACGATGAGCAGGATGTGAATAAGTTGGCCGCCAATGTGCGCAACAACTCCGACTAACCAGAAAACAAGCAGGATGGCAAGAATCGTCTCTACCATCTACTTGACCTGCGTGCGCTTAATTTCATCCACCACCGGAGCCGGTTTAGCGTCCTTCTTAAAGTACGCGGCGGCGAACGTCACTACCGTCTGCACGGCAGAGACTAGGAACACGACAGCCGAGACGGCGTTAACGGCTGCTTGGCTGACGTTATCCGGGACAATGATCCCCGACAAAGCCAGGACTGTGACAATGGCGGTGATGATTACGCCGGCAATACCGGCCGCTTGTACTTTCGGAACTGGTAATGATGTTGGTTGTTCGTACTCAATGAGTTTCACTACATGAATCCTTGTTAAATTGCTTGCATTATATGCTACTGAACGCGGTACTTGCCTGGCTTCAGGACAATTGAGTTGTCACCCTTAGTCTGCCAATAGTTGAGGATCTGCTGGTGCTCCCCCGAACCAATTACCTCACGCATGAACGCTTCCTCGGTCTTCCCGGCCCAGATTTTGACCTCATCAGCAGTTGCGTCCCTGAGCAGGAAGCCGTTGTATACCAATTTGATAGTTGTTTCGTCTACGAGACTCGAACTTGCCATGTTTCCTCCTTGGCTTATAGCTTGGGCCATTTGAATCAGCATCGATAGGTCAACCGTTCCCGGGCACTGGGTCGCCACGATGGAACGATGGGGAACGACTGTGTTGGCGTTGATCGGCAGGCTGTAACGGTTACAAATTTCAGCTATGAGCCGGGCGCTGGTCTGGTATGTCGCCTCACTCGCGTCCCGTCCGGGCTGGGCTGAGTGCTCAATGCCGATCGTGGTCAGGTTCTTCCCCCACAGTCCGGCCTGATAAGCAGTATCAGCTTCCGACACGTACTGATGAACGGTAGAATCCTCTATTCCGTAGTGGGCGCTTGTGTTGCGAGCGGTATCCTTAAACACCTGATCGGTAGCCGCCAGGGTCCCGACCATCCAATGAATGACAATGCCTGAGACTTTATTGCCGTCGCGGCCTTTGGTGTAATTCGGTGATCCGATCCACGTAATGCTCATGTCTCAGTTATCGCCGTTTAACGAGGATTTAGCAAGCGGCGTCATTCTAAGCCGATTTAAGGGCCGTCTGTCTTCGGGACGGTGCTTTATACATCTTTGCGCTTGGAATGCGTTAGCAACGAGCTGGTTAAGTCTGACGAGGATTTCTACGCCGGGTGTTGCAGGTCGGTTAGCTTAGCTTTGAGTGATAAGACTTCCGCACCAAGTTTGGCTACCGTGGCCTCCTGCGCGTTGCGAGCCTCGATGCAAGCATTCATTAGCTTAGCAATCTCCATCACATCTTGGCGAACCTGTAACATTTCCTCGCGATGTATCTTGTCGGACGCCAACATTTCCTGTCGCTGGGCGCGATTTTCAACCTGGAGGTCTTGGATAAATTGGAGCTGCGTTTCCAATAGCTGGTCAGTCCGCCTAATTTCCGCGTCCGTGCCGACCTTGATGGTTTCGGCCTTGGTGAGGGCCTGGGCCTTAACGCCCTCTATCTGTTGCGCCAGGTCAGCGCTGCGGCGGCTGTTACGTGCCACATAGATAGTTCCAACCAACGTCAGGACGGCGGGCACAGCAATGAGAAGAAACTCATTCACCCTTCAAGCTCGCAGTGCTTGGGTTGATAGGCGGCTCGGCAATGCAAAGGTAATGTGCCCCTGCTAGCAATCCCCAGGGTGGAAATAGCCAAGCCAGTTGCTTAGTCTGTGTAGAGCTGAGCTTGAGTCCGATGGACAGCCCAAATACCAGTGCCAGGAATCCAATCAGCGCTAGACCAAGTATCAGACCGACGCGCACCCAAGCGTAGTGAGGAGCATACAGGCCATAGAGCTGAATGGCCGCAATGACGAAAAAGGCGGCAATGAAAGCCAGTCCCAATGCTGGGTTACGATGAGTTGACGCTGGGGTTGTTAGGAAGCCGTAGAGCATGAGGCCACCGATGGCGACATGAGTCACCGCCAGGCCAAGCACAGCTTTGAACAGTCCGGGGTGGGTTTTGTTGAGGTGAATCGCTGGCATATGCTTCCAATTTGGCACGATTTCGGCGGGAGTTGCAAGCCTAGGTGCCAATTGCCAACATGAAGACTTGGCCGGTGGCCGAGCCATTGCTCGGATTCCACATATTTACAGCTATTGCAGATGCACTAACCGAACCAAGGGTGCAACCTACTCGCCCATCGATTCCTGGTATGACCGTTGGAAACGCCGCTTGGACAGTACTGAAGAAACTAGCCGGGAGTGTAAAGCCATATCCCACCGGGGTGGTCGCCATCGTCAGTCCGCTGTTGCTCACTCCCCAGGCGAGCTTGATGCCGCCGAGATTGACGTAGTAAATCGTGCCGCCAGCCGTCCCGGCATTGGCCTGAGATTGCACCTGGCCGCTGAAGATCGTGCTCAGTAAGGCTGCGAAGTCAACCTTGCCGTCTGACCGCGAGGTCAGTGCCAAGAAGGCATCGGCCGCGTTCGGAACCTGATGGCCTGTGGTGTTGCTGCCGCCACCCCAGAGGCGCTGGACATTAAGCGCGATCGGCGTGATCAGGCTGGTGATTTGAGCGTTGGTGATCTGCGTGGTCGATGAGGTAAGACTCACCCGGGCCAGGACGAGGTACGGGTTCGTGGCTCCAACGGCGGTCGCCCGTATGGCGGCGTCGTTCGGGTCGCTCGGGGAGGTGGCTGGTGTCCCCTGGACGACGATGAACTTCAGCGCACCCGGGTTGTTCGGCGTGGCCGTCGATGGGTTGGTGACGGAGAGGTCGACGTAGGCCACAACCAGGTCACGACGATTATTGGCGCTGGCCGCGCCGATGGCAACGTTCTCGACAGCCGTGCTCCAGCTGTACGGAGCCGTGTCGGTGGTCATCGGCACGGCGTCGCCGGGTGCGATGTCGACGCTCATGTTGGCACCGGCAGCCCGTTGGCTCACGGTAAGACCACTGACGACGCCGGCCCTGAAAAGCTTGGTCAGCCAACGCGACCAGCCCTCTAAATCAGTGGCGGCATTGTTCATGAATGAGGATTTACGGGCCACTAATGCTTTGCCTTGATTATCTTCTTCACTTTAGCATTGTCGAGTTTGCCTGTCTGTATTCCTCGCTTCAGATCGTTCCATTCTTTATCGCCTAGATGGTTGGCATCGAGCGACTGGAAATCACCGGGGCCAAGTATCTCTACGTTTCCGACTGACTCAGAGTAGCCAGGCCCCATCGCGTCAATCTGGACTTTTCTGGTTAGTTTGCTCATGACGAGACGGCTCCGTTAGGCAGTGTCAGGATAAAGTGGGCGTAAAACGTATGCGCGGCCGCATCGCCGTTGATAAGTGGGATGTGGTAGAACTTTTCGCCCACCGCCCCTTCATGATGGTCACGCCAGCTGGCGGCATGGCATTTCAACTGCCCGGCTGTCAAGGACGGCCCCAAGGGTAGCCGGTAGTTTTCGTTGTTGTCGTTATCTATGTAGAAACGAATGCCAAGTTCAGAAGTGAAGCTGTCGCTCAGAGTCCCGGTAATCCCGTAAAACCTCAGGGATCGCCACCACATTGAATTTGCTCCTACGGGAACCGCGAAGGAGTTCTCAATGGAATCGACGAAGGCGACGCTGTCCGCTCCGACTGGCTGAGCTGTCTTGATCTCCTGCAGCTGCTTCTCAATTGCAGAGAGGCGTTTCAGGTAACGCTCGTGGAACCTTTGCTCTGCTGGATTCATGCGCTCACCGTGAGGGTTACGGTTTTCTGGTTGTCGTCGCTGATGTCGCAGGATTGTTCTTCCACCCGGAACATGCCGACCATCCCGTCGAGCCAAGGGTGCCCGGTTAGGTCGATCTGAACGTAATCGCCCAGCCCGTAGTCCGTGACGTACGGTGGTTTGCCACCGTCGACTTGGATATCGAGCAACACGACCGGGCGCGACCAGGCGGACAGATATGCCGTTGCTGCATTGTCGAGCCCGCCGTCGGAGTTATCAGTCGCGTTTGACGTGATGACATCTTGGCTGAGGCCGTTGTCCACCTCGGAAGCATCATTGCTGGCTACGACTTCAGCGACCTCGTCCCCGAAGCCAGAGCCAAGAGCCGTGACCTCGTTCACGAGATCGGTAGTGTCCTCGGTGATGTCGGCGTCGATGATGTTGACGCCCCACTTAAAGACAATGTCCGGCCGCTCGGAACCAAGCTTGAGATAGGTATTGAACTCTTTGAAGGGCGTGATCTCACTGTCGAATGGATGGTTCTGAATATTCGAAAATGCCTGGATAGCATCTTTGATCACGGTGCGCTTGTAAGTGCGGTCATGCGGCGTTGTTGTAGCCTGATGCGGCCCGCGGGTGATGTAGAGATTGCCGTTAGGCAGCGCTTGCGACTCTTCGATGAGCGTCCAGGGAATATCAGTGCCCTCGGTGGCGGTGAAGATGCGCAGAGCGCTTGTCCGGCGGTGCTTGAACATGTCGAGGAAGCCCAGTGCCCGGACGTTGATCGTGCCGGCGCCGAGCTTGGTCTTGAGCCATTCCACCCGGCCGCCGACCAAGTAGGACTCCCGCTCTTTTAAGCGGACCTCGGTCCAACGCTTCCGCAACAAGTCACGCGGGTGGACGCCGATCTTGGTGCAATAGGCTTCCCAAGCGTCCAAGGACAAATCGAACTCGACGTAGTCAGAGTTATTGCGGCGCCGACTCCAGCGACGGCCTGACGCCAAAGCCGAGATATCGGCCAGCGCCGTCCCGTCCGGCGCGACCAGTTCGATGCCGACATCCCCTGTCACCGGCTGATGCTCGCGTTACGCCATCGCAGCTTCAGGTGTCCTGTGTCCGTCGAATCGCTGGTCGAGAAGATAATGTCGTTCGCGCCTGGTGCCAGAGAAAAGAACTTCGACCCCGTCGCCTTCTTGTGGATCAGGCTCCCGCCGCCCTCGATCAAGATCGTGTTGTCGTGCGAATCCACAAACACCGTCATTCCGGCCGGGATGGTGTAGTCAAGTTGCATAAACTGCCCCACCGTCTGGTTCAGCACATACGGGCTGGTCAGCGGGCCGACTAATTCCAAGATCACCGGCGCTTCGCTGGAACCGTCGTTATTTGCGACGCCGCTGCCACCCGATGACGCGGCGGATACGGCTGGGCTGACGAAAGGAATAATCAAGCCGCCGCCCGTAGCCCTGACGATCGCGGAGCTCTCCTGCTCGTCCGGGTCGTATAGCAGCGGGTCTTCGGCCAAAATCGAGATCAAGAACTCGACGTTGCCGTCGCCCAGCGCAGGCGGCGAAAGCCGAGTCACCTCACCCTCCAGCTCAAATTCACGACCATCCGTCGTTGTGAAGTGGATTGTCTTGAGCTGTTTGACGCCGAGCGGATCGCGCTTCAGCCGGCATGCACCGGTCAGTGCCGACAACGCATCGGGCATCTGCGCTCCCCGCTTGATAGCCACGCCGATGCTCACCGGTCTCATGCCATAGAGCGGGTTGCCGATGAATCCCCCATCCGAACCGGGATTGTCGGCCGTCGGAACCCGGCGAGATGGCTCGAGAAGACCGTCGACCAGGGTGCACCAGTAATCGCCCGATTCGACCAGCTCAAGTCCGTCGATATCGAGGGTGGAAATGAGGTCAAGCACGGGCTGCCCTCCACGCCGTTTCATTGGCGATCAGCTCGGCGTCGGCCTGATTGAAGACGTTGTAAACGTTGTTCTGCGTGACTGATCGGCCGGTACCAATACCCAGCCCGGCCGAGGCGTTGCCCGTCAGGCTGAAACTGCCTTGCGGCATTGAGAGAGCCGACAACAGGTCATTTCGTCCCGCTTCTTGTCCTTCGCGAATTCCGCGAGGTTGAACTGAGCCTCGATTGCCGTCCTGCTGGACAGCTTGCGGACGTCGTACTCGAGCCTGCGGACTTCCTCCGTATCTGTGTTGGTGAGGTTGATGACGAGGCGCTCCGATTTGATCTTGCCCGAAGTGCTATTGAGGTTGACCTCTCTCATGATCTTGGAAATCTCCGTATTAATGCTGGCGGCCTTTCACCGCCTTGGGGTTACGAGACGAGCGTCACGGCTCCCTTGAGGATTTGGACACCGGTCGCTTCAGATCGGACAGTGACGGTGGCCTTGACCACTTGGTCCTCGATCGTGATGTCGGACAGTGTGGCGACCGCGTCGAACATGGTGATCGTGTGATCACCGGAACCGACAGCCGGCACGAACTGCAGCGGAGCTTGCAGCGCCACTGAGACTGACCCGGTATAGCCGAGCGCAATCGCACCGTCGTCGTTATTGACCACGTTGCCGGCTGGCTGGCCGGGAATTAGATCCCCGTCGTCCAGCCAAGCATCGCCGACGATCTTCTTCAGGTTCTCGATGCCGGTGTCGACGAAGGTCAGCTCGACCGCTGCCGAGTGGTTCTTCTCGAAGGTGACCTTCTCACCCTTAATTGTTGTGATATCGACGGTCTCAGTGTCGGTTTGGAAGTCAACCGACTCGATACCCTCGACCTCTTGGTAGTTGTAGTAGACGGCGTATGTTCCTTTGCCGATATTGAGCGCCATTCATGGGTTCTCCTACTTAATGCTTATTGATAATTGGACCTGCCAGGAGGCCGTATGACGGCCCTCTTGGTCCTCATCGGTGTCTGACATTGGGACGATGGTCTTGGACAGCACAGCGGGGCTCTGTGTGGGCGAGAACGTGGCTAAAGCGTCGAGTAGATCCTGGTTAGCGTCGTAGACCTCGCGGCTTTTGCGGTGGCGATAGCTGACGCGCAAGTTGAGCTGTTGCTTCCAGAGCAGGACGTTGCCGCCGGTCGCCGGGTCGCCACCATCGGCGACCACTGACCACTGATCATCGGCTGAATCGGGCTTGGCCGGCAGCTTGCTCGTGTAAACCGTCCCGGCGACAACAGTTGCGAGATGCTGGGCGAATTCCTCGGCAGTACTCACTTGAAGTACTCCCGCAGTCGGCCCATCACCGCCTTAAGGCCTGCCTCAACGAAGTGAGGACCGGTGCCCGGCGTCGTGTAGTCGCGGAACGGCCTTGCCCCGGCCCGAAAGCCGCGGTTCTGGACAGCCGCGTGGCCGGACTTCCATTCGACCTTCGCGCCCTTCGCTGTAGGAACAACCCGGCGGCGGACCCGCAAGTCACCATCCTTGTACGGGGTAACCGGAGTGGAGAGTCGCAGGATGTCGCCACCCATGTTGATCACGCCTTTGCGCATCTTCACGTTCAACACGGCCTCTGCGGTCATGCGGTGGCTGGAGTATCTACTCGGCATATGCGTTCTCGCTCTTAGTCAGCGTCAGCTCGATCAGGTCTTCTTCGCCGGTGATCAAACTGCCGCCCGGCCGCACGCCGGTCACCCGGTATTGCGTCCCCTGGTAGTCAGCGGTCATACCCGACATCTCCAGGCCCTTGTCCTCCCACACGTCTGACGTCGGGTCGATCCAGGCGACGATCTCGCCGGTCTGCAGCTCAGCGTTCAGGCCGCGGTTGAAAGCGGAAGCCTGCTCGACGGCGCAATCGGTCTCGTACTCGGTGGAAGCAACGTCGTCGCCGAAGTCGTCCGCCGTGGTGACGGTGAAGGTGATCGTATCGTCGAGGTTCATACCGGCAACCTCCCGGCCGTTCCACGGGGTCCGGCATAGCTTTCCAGGATCGACCTGCTGGCCGGATCTTCGAGTGGGGATTTGCTTTCGGCCTTGGTGTACGACCGGGTGCCACGGTTCTCGCTCTTGATGTTGCGGGTCCGGTCGCTCAGCCAGGTAACAAGGTCAGCCCAGACTGACAACAAGTCGTCTGGGAGTTGATCATCATCCAACCCGAGCCAGTCCGCTGACACAGCTACCTGCAAGCGGTGTTGGCATCGGCAGGGGTTCGGGAAGATCACTGACAGATCGACGAGCCTGCCATAGCCGCTTGCGCTCGTTAGCAACGCCAGCTCGCTGGTCGTAAACGTGTGGACGTTTACTGTGCCGTGAACGAGCTTGACCTTGGAGATGGACGTGCAGGGGTCGATCCGGGTCAGCGCGGTGAGACTAAATGGACTCACCGGCTCGGCAGCTGTGAACAGCCGGTACTTCTCGTCCGACTCGGAGTCGGCCGGCAGGAGGTTGGCATCCGAACCGCCGCAGATCCAGTTGTCGTCGGGAGCTTGTCCCGTTTCGGTGTAAAGGTTCTGTTCGGCTTTTTCGGCAGTGAGGGGGAACCCCAGCGCACTCTCGAGCTGGTAGCGGGCTTTGGCGATGTTCGCGGCGACGAAGGCTCGTTGAGAGTCCTTGACGTCGACGCCGGCTATATCGATGTATTCGCTGAGGTCCAAACCCCTATGCCTTGTTTAGTTTCTAGGAGACGCCCAGTGCGCCGATGGCTGCGACCTGGCTGCGGTCGAGAACGGCCGATGCCCGGTAGCCGTAGCCACGGAACACGACCTGGTCACGCTGGTAAGCGGACTTCACAACGCCACCTGATTCGTAGGCCGCCACATCGCTCACGCTGTAGTTCAGCCCGCCAGATACGCGGCCCTTGAAGACGGCCGGGTCGACATAGAAGATGCCGCTGTTAACAGTCACCGTCTCGCCTTCGAAGGTCAAGGTCTTGGTCTGCGCAGTGTCGACACTCGGCAGTAATGAACCCGGGACCAGCACGTAAGGCCGACCGAGGAAACGCGGGATGTCACCGTTGGTGAACACCTCCGCCAAGGGACCGCTGATGCCGGCGCGCAGCTGAGCGGCCAGAATTCGGGCGTAAGTGGCGGTGTTCAGCAGGAACGTGCCGTCCGGAGTGTGCTCTGCGATCTCGGCCCAGGCGTTAACCAACGACACGAGGCCATTGACCTCACCGCCCGCCAGGCTAAAGGGCACGTTGTTGCCGTTGTACTCGACGGCCTGCTCGAGGCGACCAATCACCGAGGTGGCGAGGTTTTTGTCGTAGGCCCGGCGGTAGGAAGCGGCGATGTCGTCGACGACATCCACGGCGGCAAACCGAATCGCCGAAGCGTCCACCGGTGTCACCGCGGCGAACTCGGTCAGCTCGGTCTCGCGGGTCGTGGTGGTGTACTCGCTGATCGGCTTGAGGTTGGAGTTCGTACCTTCGTCGATCATCGACGTGTCGGTCATCTCGATCTCGCCGTCACGCTCTAGCCAGGTCATTTTCGTCCGCAGGGTCTCCTGGAACGGGAAGACCGCCAGCAGGGGCGCGTAGTTGCTGTGCTTGCCCTGGATCTCAGTGATCATCTCGGGCGGGAGCACAAAGTCGGAGAAGTCGGTCAGCGTGATCGCGTTGTCGACCTTGCCCTCGCCCTTCAGCTTGTCGAGGTGGAAGCTGTTCAGGTTATGGAGGGTTTTCATGCCCTCGTACCCGCCGTTCATCTTCGAACGGAACTGCAGCGCAACGCGCTCCTTCCACGGCATCTCGTCAAATTTGTTCTTGTTCACCGACGGACCAGCGAGCACTTCGCCCGGCTTGCCCTTCTGGACTTCGGGCGCCTTGGCCTGGGAGTTGAATTGCTTCTTCTCCAGCTCGGTCAGCTTCTCGCTCAACGGAGCCACGGCCGCGTTCACCGCTTCCGCGATGTCGGTCTTGAAGTCAGGCTTCGGAGCCTCGGCCTTGGTGATTTGGTTCTCCACCGCTTCGGCCTGGTCCTCAGACACGTCGACGGTGGCGCCAGGAGCGAGTTCGGTCGAGACCTCATCGCCAGCGGCATTCTTGTACGTGATCTTGATTGCAAAATCACGGCTGTTCTTGATGGTTTTGAACATCGGTTGTTCTACCTGTTTAGGTTGCTCTGTCGCTGCTTGTTTGGCCGGGGCAGCAGCCGGCTGTGGAGCGGGGGGCTCCGGTTTGGGTTCGGGTTCCGGCTTGATATCGACCGCAGCTTCAACTGCGGTGGTATCGAGACCGTCTTCCTTGGCCTTGGCAAGAGAGTTGAGAACGAGCTGTTTGACGCGGGCGGAGCGGCTGTTGCCGACCACGACAACGCTCAAGCCGATGAGCTTGGACTTGTAGTAGGTGTCATCGCTCTCATCCGGCCAGGGACCATAGGTCTCAACCGACATGTCCGTCAGGAAACCGTCGGCCATGAGGTCGTGGGCCAGCCGTCCGGCGGCGCTGTTCATGGCGAACTGGATGCCGTCGATCTTGACCGCGTCGCCGTCCTTGCGGACGTTGGTGGCCTTGCCGACGATGGTCTCGAGGGAGTCCCAATGGTCTGCTGTGACCTGGCCGGCGTATTCGTCGAGCACCATGCTCTCGATGTCGTACTTACGGCCGTTCCGGAGAGTCTGCCCATCGATGATGACCTGGCCACCCGGAAACCGGATAATGCCTTCGTCGCCTAGCGCGTTCTTCTCGATTGTCAAGCCAACACGATGCTTAGGGTGCATGTAGTTGGTCCTGTTTAAATTACTCCGATGCTCTGGCGGCGACGTCCGCTCGAAGGCTTCTGAAATAACTATGCGTTAGCGCGATTAGAACGTCAACAATGCCTATTCTGACGGAGCATTCTTGGCAACGTCGAATTCATAGGTGCGTTTGCAGCGGGTGCAATAGGCTTCGCCGCTAGAGCCGGGCCTCACGCGCACTGACGGATGGCCGCACGGAATGGTCTTACCGGTCTTGGTCGTGCGGTTGAACGGACAGCGAATCATTATCAACAGGTCGCTCACGGCGATTGTCCTTTTTTACTTTCACCCTGTGTTTCTTGAACTTCGGCGGGTGGCGGTCGAAGTCAGGCTCATGAATATCGAAATCGCGGTACCGCCACCTCATCGGATCTCCAGCTCGTAACCGCAGTGCCCGTTGGGGTGGATGTCACCGGCGTACACGTCCTCGTAGGTGATCGGGTAGGCGCGCACCTTGACGGCGCCGCCCTCACTCGTCGCCAGAGCCATCACCGTGTCACCAATGCGCACGAACGGCTCACCGAACGGCACGGCGCCCTCGGCTTGTTTGGCCAAACAGAACACACAGGGGTTTGGTCCGCGGCAGACCCACTTGCGATACGCCTGCCCTGTCCAGCCGTTCTGATCAAGGAACTGCCGGTCAGCCTGATACTGGCTCATCGAGAACGCACGGTTAGTCTCGGTTTTGGCGATCACCTTGGCCCTCGTCTGCGAGATGTAGGCGTACTCCTGCCGGATCGCCTTGAGGAGTTGATCATGTTCAGCGCCCTTGAGCGCAGCTTCACGAACACCGGCCAGCAAGTCTTCGAAGTCAGCGCCCTTTTATTTCGCTCTCAGCGTCTGGGCAATCTCCGAGTCACTCTTGCCGCCCTTGGCCGCTTCGCGCACGGACGCTTTGAGCTGCTCAGGCGTCACGTCCGGATACTTCTTCGCAACCGCGGCAGCGATCCGGCTGATGTCACCCTCCGTGATCATGGTCTGTTTCACCGTTTGCCGTAGGTCTTCCAAGATCGTTTCCACGTGCGAGTCGGCCGCCTTGGTGGATGCCGCATTGATAGCCTGACGAACGGCACGATCAACGGAGAACGTGCCGGGCTTCCCGTATTGCTGCGAGCGTTGCTGCATGACCTGTTTGGCCTGCAGCGCGACTACCAGGCTGTAGAACACCAGCAAGGCGTTTGTGAGCTCGTGCTCCTGCTCCTTGCGATCCTTATCGGCAATGACCTCGGACGTCTCGTCATAGATGTTCCTGTCGACCTTGTTGATCACGGCCAGGGCCAGCTGCTCCTCTACCTGCGAAATCGTGTTCTGCAGCGAGGCCTCCTGTGAAGAGAGCTGTGAGACGTCACTGGCGGCAAGCTGGTTAGGAACTGGAGCCACCGCGTTTTCACTCTTTGGCTTGGTTTCGGGCTTCGGTTCATCGGCTGCCGGTGGTGCGGGCGGGGCGACGGGCGGCAAAGAGGGCTGGACTGGCTTGTTCTTCGGCTCGCCAATGTCCTCGAGGCTGATCTCGCCCGCTGCGTATTTGGCCGCCGTCTTCCGGTCGTATCCCTTGTTGATCATGGTCTGGTACAGCTCGGCGCCGGCCGTTCGGTTCTCGATGTCTTTGCCTTCGGCTTCACGGTCGGTCTTGAGCGGGCTGTCGATGAATAGCCGGTACTGGTTCTTCTTGTATTCGGCGGGGTAGTACCGCTTGTAGTCCTGGTTGAGCGCTTCGATGATGAAGGTCAGCAGCGGGATGCCGGCGTCGCTTGTCAGCTGGTCGCGCATAACTTTCGACGTGTCCCGAGTGACGCCGGACTGCTCGATGCCGAGGCTTGTCTTGCTCGTAGCAGTTACCGCCAGCAAATGCTCGAGGCTGACCTGGTTGACCTTGTCGAGCGCCGCCTTGTCCATCTCTATCTGTGTTGACTGCCATTTCACTGCGCCAGCTCCGTTGGCGATGATCGGTTCGCCTTTGTCCGTGCCCTTGATTCGAGCCTTGAACAACTGGAAGTTGTCGGGATCCAAGATCACGTCAGTTGAGTAGATGCCAGGCGCGTTGGCGTTGCTTCCAAGCGAATGCCGGGTGTAGTCGCCAGCCTGCTTAAGGGTGAACTGGCTGTCCTTGCCGGCGTCGGACATGGAGTAGGGCTCGTCCGGTTTGAAGGGGTTGAGCCGGCGAATCTCGATGATCTGCTGCGGTGGCCAGTCGCGGAAGTAGCCGCCGTCAAGCCACTCTCGGTAGCCGCCCACGACGATCCGGCCGTCCTCCTGCTTGACGACGCGATCGACCCTGTACGGATTGAGAAGCTCGAAGTCCATGACGTCGCCGACGCGGCCCTGCGCCACGGTCCGGATGACGCCGATGTAGACGAGACCCTTTAGGTCGATGAAGGTCGGCGTGTTGAACCAGAAGTCGTAGTTGGCGAAGTTGAGCGAGCGGTCAAGCACCTCGAGGTATGGGTGGATAACGGTCTCGCCCTTGCGCTTCGCCTGCTCCATGATCGCCTTCGTGGCGTCAGTGCGAAGGCTCTCTAGCGCCAGTTGCGCCACGAGGTTGGCCCGCTTGTTGATGGCGGCGAACATCACGCCCGTGTACTTGTCTTCCTCGTTCATGATTAGCCGGGACCAGTCCTGGTACATCGGCCGCTGCCCGCCGTACTTGAGGAATTCCCGACCAGTCAATACACCCAGCGAATTCTTGTGAGGTGGATCAATGATATTTGCGATTCGAGATCGTGTGTTGGATAGACGTGATCGAATGCTCATTCTGGATAAATCATGCCATTGTTCGCTTTATAATACTAGAACTTACTAAAGCGATATGCGGCTCTGGTCATTCCGGGGATCGCCGCTACCGGCATTAACCCAGCGGGCAATTACAAAACAATCGGCCCGGTCGGGGCTGCGGCCCAATAATTCTTTGATCGACTGACCGACTTTAGCGCCACGGCCCGGATTCTTCGGCGTGACCCGGATGATCTTGTCGTCATTGGTGTACTGATGGGGACGTAGCTCGTCACGCAGCTCAGGCAGGTCGGGCAGGTCGACATGAATGCCGATACTGCCTTGGCGAAGGTCCTGGCCTGTCTTCCAAAACTGCTCAGATCGCAGATCCTGGTATCCCGGCTCGGTTGGAGCTGCGCCGCCTTCGAACACCTGGATCTGCCATCCCTTGCTGCGCAAGATGGCTCGCACACCTGCCCCAACCCCGACGCCGTCGATTCCCACGTCCTGAGGGTTAATACCGCGCTGCTGAGCGATCTTGATGAGGCCGAGCGCCGTCTGCTCCGCCGTGTCGACTGTGCTGGCTGAATCGACAGGTATCTCGATGATCTCCGATAGCACGCCGTCATCCATCACTCCGGCCCGGGTGGAGTCTTTGCCGCCGTCCGCAATGTCGACGCCGAGCACTCGACGGTTAGAAGTTACGTTCGCCCGCAATGCACGATCGAGCACGAGGCTCGGAAACAGCATGTAGTCGGCCTCATCAACGTCCCAGTCCCCATCACGTAAGCGTTTGCGCTCGGCCGCCGGAGCTTGATTCAGCGTTTCGATGTAGTTGCGAGAGACGAACGGGTTATCGAACACGAGTGACTTTACGAATGCCCGGAAGGCGGTCGCCATCCGTCCATCTGCGAGCTCAACCTGGCCGTGCTCCCACTTCTGGTATCGACCCATGCCGAGCGACTTATAGACCTCGTAAAACATGCGCTTGATGAAGTTTTGAGTCGGGTTGCAGGTCATGACGGTCTTGCCGACAATGCCGTATTCCTTGTTAAGGAAGCGGTTCTTTCGCGTGTTGAGTACCCGGACGCCCTTCTCCTGGACCTCGCCCACCTCCTCGATGACCACGTGGGTCAGTTCCAGCGAGCCGAAAGTGTCGTACTCCGGGTCCATCGGGTGGTACTTCATGTCGATGAGGAGGATCTGCGATCCGTTGCGATAGGTGATGGTCCCGCTCTGCTCGCTGTAGGTGTACTCGGAGTCTTTGACACCGAGGAGCTGGTGGACCTTGCTCAGCAGCGTCACGACCGTGGTCTGCTTCAGGCGCTTCAGCTCCTCACGGCCGAGCCCGATGTGGATGCCGGCATAGTTGCGGCACTCCAACACCATCCAGATACAGACGATGAAGCTCTTGGCGCCGCCCGCTCCGCCGCCGAACAGGAGCTCTACAACTGTGGGGTCATGGAGAAGGCGTAGGGCCAGGCTCTGCGTCTGGCTTAGCTTCAGCT